GAAGTCACAAACCCTCACGGTCTGTGTAGCCATCACATGCCCCTACGAATCGGGATGACCTGCGCATCTTGGACAGGGAACATCAACTTGCCGCTGAGGTCGGCGTTCCGCTGCTGTCGGTCAAGGTCGATGCCTAGGTAGCGTTCCGTGGTCCTGGAGTGGGCGTGGCCCAGCATGGATTGGACCCGTCTCAGGGCACCGTCATAGCCTTGGCCGACTAGCGCATCGAAGTAGGCCCTGGCTCCGCTTCTACGCAACGTGTGTTCACCCTCTTTGAATGTCGGGTAACCGGCTCGGGCTAGGACTCTCTGCACCACCGTGTGAGGCGCATGCAAAGCCTTGGAGGCATCGAACGTGCCGGTGCCGCCGATGAATTGATTCTTCTCATCCCGGGCCATGGAGACTCGGGCGCTGATGAGGTAGTGATTGGGGCCAGTGAAGCCCTGTCGAGTGAGGTAGGTGAGGTGCCGTCGCAGGTAGCCGTCAAGCTCTACCGTGATTGGCATGGTATCGAAATCTTTAGTCTTGACTCGGTAAATGTCAATCTCGCCTTGCGCTAGGTGGACGTGCTTCAGCTGGATGAGTTTCTGTTCGCTCGCTCGCAGAAAAAGGTAAAGCCCAGTGGCCAGAACGATTTCTTCTTGTGGGTGAGTACAGGCCGCAAATAGGCGTGGCCATTCATTGACGGGAATACGGAGTCTTTCCGTATGCGCAACTCTCGCAGTCCGCCAACCGAACGCAGGGTCGCTATCCCCACGCATGTAGCCACGAGCCCGACACCAACTGAAGAACCCCTTGTATTGAGCGAGGCGACTGTTGCGAGTCGAGGTGGACCAGTGGTGCCTTGCAAACGACTCATCTAGGTGCCTCGGTGTGAGACGAGCGACCTCGATGTTACCAACGTCGGCTAGCAGAGTTTCTAGGGCGCTCCTGTAGGTGCGGACTGTAGACCTCTCCAGCCCTCTCGCCAGGCAGTGCGCCAGGTAGTCCCTGCTTGCCTCTTCCAGTCGTACCTTGCCGGCCAACGGTGCTCCCTTCACGCCGTTCGCAACATGTCACTGTCATCCTAGTGTCATGTTTGGAACAACTTCCTATGGGGTCGTGACCTGCAACGATACCAAGCTTTTGCGACCAGCGGTCTGTCCGTTCTGCGTAGACACGCCAAAGCAACATGACACAAGTTGCTACCTAGGGTGAGGTTGCGCTACCTTGCGGCTACGCCAAGCGAGTGACGGAGGGAGGGGAGCCCACGATGCCGGCACCACGAGTCCTGCCCTCGACTGATGCCCTAGTGAGCCTGGTCGAGCAGGGCTTGACTCACCAGGAAATCGCAGACCATTTGCATCAGACTCTTGGCGTCACCGTTTCAAGGTCATCAGTGTCGGCTGCGCTCTCCAGGGCGGGGGTCTCTAAGGCAGTGGGTAGGTACAAGGACGAGCTACCTTGGCGAGTCAAGGGCGAGCACCTGACTCAGTACCAAGCTCGGATGTTGCGGCTACTGGGTAGACGCAGGGCTAACGGGGAACTCACGGACGAGGAGGACAGCCGTCTGGACTCATGGATGGAGTCACTGGAGGAGAACAAGTGGGTGGTCGGGTATGCGCCCGACGATGGTGGCTTTATCTATGTCGATGCAGATGAGGTGGGCGATGGAGCGGACGGTATCCCTATCCGTAGACGCACAATCGGTTCGGATGAGTTTCCCGATACTGATGAGCGTCTTGGAGATTTACCCCAGGCACATCAAGGTGGGTGACTCCGAGGGTTGGTGTGGCCCGTCGCTGATGGCTCTAATCTTGCGACCTTTCACGCCGGGTGAGGATGCGGTGGTTGCGTGGGCTACGGCTCAGGATGACACCAACCTCCTCGACCTTGTGCACATGGCGGACGGCAGAGATTACGTCGTGCTGGAGCGGCTGCACGTCAAGCAGAGCCTCCGCCAGGCCCTTCAGGAGCAGAACGAGTACCTTGCCGAGGCTATTTGGCGCATCCCAATGCAACATGACACACGACATGACACGCCGAGGTGAATGAGAGAAACAGAATCACCTAACACTAGGCTTATGGTATAGGGGCATTTTCGACCCTGCCCCTATGGAGGGCAATACCATGAGCTTAGACATCCTTTTAGAGCCGGTCATAGACCGCTCACACGAGAAACTCCCCTGCAAAGTCGGGCGGATTCTTGCCAGCCTTGATGACCCGTACAAGACGGCGCTAGTCACCCTGCTTGGAACCGCTTACTCTCACGGTGGTCTCAGCGACGAGGCGCTAACTGAGCGAATCAAACTGGCCGGCTTCCCCGTCGGCGCATCCGTCGTGAACCGTCACCGTCGAAACAAGTGCGCCTGTGAGTAACCTCGACGCACTCCTTGGAGTTGGAGTAAATGGCCCGACACCGCAAGCCCGGAAGCCCCGTGTGGAACACCCTAAAGGCTTCACTCCTGGCATCACCGTCACCAAGTCCGGCGGTGAGCTTGTCGTCCAGTCAGAGCAAGCCCAGGTTCCAGCGGACTGGAATGACATCCTCGCCCAACTCCTACCAGAGGGCTTTGACCCGACAGAGTATGAGGTAGAGGGCGACAGCGTTGAGGTACGTGCGTGGGACGGCAACGTCGGCATGGGCGAGCTGAAAAGGTTCTACTACTTCAAGGCTCGCATCCGCCGCAAGGGCGCACTCGTGGAGGGCGTCAACCTCGATGACATCATCAAGGTCGCTAAGGCTGCCAAGCCGAAGCCAGTAATCGAAGCCGATAACTCACGCACGTACTTCATCCAAATCACCGACCTCCAGGCCGGCCAAGCGGACGGCGACGGCGTAGAGGGCATGGTCGCACGAGCCCTCGAAATCCCTGAGCTAGTCAAGGCCGACATCAAGGCCCTCGCTAAGGCCGGCAAGCCAGTCTCCAGCATCTTCGTTCCCGTCACTGGCGACCTCGTTGAGGGCATCAGCGGCTGGTACGAGATGCAGACCTTCAGTGTCTCTCTGGACCGCCGAGAGCAAGTAAAGCTCGTGCGTCGCCTGGTCACCGAAATCCTAGTATCCATCGCCTCTATCGGGCTCCCAGTGCACGTAGCAGTCGTACCAGGTAACCACGGCGAGAACCGCCAAAACGGCAAGGCTTACACGACCCTCGGCGACAACGATGACGTAGCCGTGATGGAGCAGATAGCTGAAGCCCTGGCGCTCGCCGGCACCTTCCAGCACGTCACGTTCTCATTCCCAGAGAAGAACCGCCTATCGCTCACCGTCGAGGTGCAAGGCTGGATTGTGGGCTTGACCCACGGCCACATTGCACGTGCGTCGGGCATGCCGGCAGGAAAGCTCTTGGCATGGTTCAAGACGATGGCCGGCATCAAAGACCCTCTCGGCGATAGCGAAATCCTTTTTGCCGGTCACTACCACCACCTCATTTGCCAGCAACTAATCGGCGACTTGCTCCTCATCATGGGAGGCGCACTATGTGATGCGTCCGACTGGTTCAGTCAAACGGCTGGACTCGTGTCGGACCCTTGTATCGCCAAGGGAACCATAACCGCTTCACAGAAACTAGAAACCTTCACCCCGTACTTCTGGCGGCGCACCCAGCCGCTGGCTCGCAACATCTAGGAGTTCCCTTGGCATTTGAAGTAACACAGAACGAGCTGACCTTGGCTAAGCAGATTGGCTGGCAGGTGGGCCGGCGCTGGTCTGCCGTCGAGATTGAAGACTTGCGCTCACACCTCGTGCTGTGGCTGTTCGAGCATCCGGAGCGTGTAGAGCGTTTCCGCACCAAAGAGAACGGCAAGTCTCAGCTGGGCATGGCTTTGAAGAGCGAGGCGCTCCGATACTGCACCAAGGAGGCTGCCGCTCGCCAGGGCAAGAGCATCGAGCGTAATGACTTCTATTCGCAAGAGGTGGTGCGTCGAGCCCTCCCTTTCATGTTCGAGGCAGGGTTTGAGACTAAGGTCCGCCAGGACCCTCACACCGGCAAGGTGCTAGACCGACCGTTCTCGACGGGCGACGCACAAGCCATCATGGCTGACATCAAGCGAGCCTTCACGGCCCTACCGCCCCAGAATCAGATGGTGCTGGAGCTGCGCTACCAAGACGACCTCACGATTGCCGACGTAGGCAAGAGGCTTCAGATTAGTCACCAAGCCATCGACCAGATTGTAGACAAGTCGATAGCTCTCATGTCGCAATACTTGAGCCGCTAAGCCGCCAGGCTCGGCCGGCCACGTCCTCGACGACCACGCTGCTTACGGATAGCTGCACGAGTCCAAGCATCAGTGCCGCCCCAAATACCAGACATCGAATACTTGATGGCGTACTCGGCGCACAACGCCTTGGCTGGGCATCCCTCACACACCTGCTTCTGCAACCTCACTGATGCACCGTTCTCAGGATGGTAGCCGTCCGGGTCATTTGAGCAGGGCGCTTCACCCACCTCTTCGTAAATGAAGTCGAGGAGCGTCTTCATGTCTTCGATTTCGTTTCTACCTGTAAACAATCTGCAATCTTTCAATGTCTGAGGTGCCTAGTAATGTCGAGTCTAATGAGTACTAAAGACAAAAGCAAGACAAAGCCAAGCATCACCACGTTCGGTACTGCTCGCCTTATCGGCCAGTTCGAAAACAACTCCCCTGAGTGGCACACCCTACGCTCGGCCGGCATCGGTGGCAGTGACGTCGCAGCCATCGTCGGCGCATCCCCATGGTCCAGCCCTTTCAAGATTTGGGCTCTGAAGACCGGGGCCCTGCAAGATGCCAGCAACACGACCGAGGCCATGGAGTGGGGCACCCTTCTGGAGCCGGTCATCCTGGAGAAGTTCCAGCGTGAGCATCCAGAGTTCACGGTGTGGGCGTCGCCAGGCACTTGGGCTCACCAAGACCGCCCCTGGCAGCTAGCTAACCCCGACGGCATTTACACGGCCCCAGACGGCAGCAACGGCATCATCGAAATCAAGACGGCTCGCTATGAGGACGACTGGGCTCACGGTGTGCCGCTGTACTACCAGACGCAAGTCAACTGGTACTGCTCCGTTTTCGGCTTCACTGCTCCAGCCTATGTAGCCGTCCTCTTTGGCGGCTCCAAGTATCGAGAGTTCGTCGTCGAGCCCGACCAGTTCGCACAAGACACGTACGTCGCCGAGGTAGAGAAGTTTTTAGAGCTTGTCCGCACCGACACTCCCCCAGAGTTCGATGGCTCGATGGCAACGCTCCAGACGGTGCGTGAGCTGCACCCAGACATCGACCCTGAGGCCGAGGTGGAGCTTGGCAAGGGTCTCGGCTGGGACTACCAGAACGCTTTGCGCCAGGAGGCCGAAGCTATCGAGGTAGCTAATCAGGCTCGCTCCCGAGTCTTGGACGCCATGGGTCTGGCTAAGCGTGGCCTAGTCGATGGCAAGTGGACTGTGACTCGGCAGAGTCGTAACGGCGGCACCCCGTTCTTGGTGCAGAAGCGAGGATAACTATGGCCCAGTTCAACCTGAATGATTACGAGACCGTCGAGGACCGTCTCAAGCGAGCCCATGCCGCTTTTCCTGACCTGCGTGTAGTCACCGTGAACCACACCACCCCACAAGACAGGCAGGTCTCCACCTGGGTGGTCGAGGCTCGCATTTACCTGACCCGTGAAGACCAGCTGGACAACCTTGTGAAGGCTACCGGTTGGGCTTTCGAGGTGGACGGCGTAAACGGCATGGCCAATAAGACCAGCGCCCTCGAAAACTGCGAGACGTCCGCCATCGGACGAGCCCTAGCCAACATGAACCTATCCGGTAACAAGCGGACCAGCCGTGAAGAGATGGAGAAGGTCGCCAGGGATGTGGCTCCTAAACCTGTTCCTGCTCGGGATTGGATGGCTGATGTTAGCCGTCTGGCTGACACTGATTCTGCTCGGCGCTTGTATCTCACTGCGCAGAAGTCTCAGGCACCGAAAGACGTGCTCGACGCTATCACTGCCAAGGCCAAGACCTTTGGATGACCGGATGAAGCACTTGCTCACCTACCGAGCATTGCAAGCCGCCATCGAAGACCAGAAAGACCTAGCCCAGCTCACCCCACAAGTGGGCTGGGACCCTACGCCGTACCAAGACAACCTAGTGAGGTTGCGTTTGCGGCTGATTGAGTTTCAGAAACGTAGTTTGGACGGCGAGATGTATGGGGATGATTGAGTATCCACAAGATGTAGTGCGTGAGCTGAACGATTTACGCCAGCAGTCCTACCACGCCGTCACCGAGCTATTCAAGCTTGAGCGTGAGCAGGTCGAGGCCGAGATAGAGGCCGACAAGTTAGAGGCGACCGCTTTGCTGGGCGCTGAGGGCACTATCCCCGAGCGTCAAGCGTGGGCAAAGCTGAAGAGCCTAGAGGCTCGCAAGGCCGCCGAGATGGCAAGAATCAAAGTGAATTATGCCAAGAACCGCATCAAGCAGCTGAGCGAGTCCACTAACGCCGTGCAGACGGCATCCCGAATGATTGAGCTTCAATGGAAAGTAGCAGGAGTAGAGCGATGATGAATTATCGAGTCGTCAAGATGTGGTACCGGATTTTGCGCCAGCATGGCATGAGAAAGGGCGAGGCTTTGGTGTTGGCGTGGAGCCTACGCAAGCCGACCGTGAACGCTATCGACGAGCATGGTGAGATTGAGTGATTCGTGAGCGGTGCTCTTGCGGTGCCGAGTTTGAGACCGACGAGCAAGACGCTGATGACCTCTGGGCCGCTTGGCGTGACCTGCATGTCTGCCCTCCCCCAATAGTCGATGACCGTCCTATCGGTGGCACTGCCCAAGTGGAGGCAGCACCCGACTACACCATCCCCGAATTACACCTAGGTTTCCGAGCTTGAACACTAAAGACTGGCAGCGATTACTACTCCGAGACGGCGGCTACTGTCTGCACTGCGGTGAGGTAGAGGCGATTGCCCCTAACCATCGAGCTAATCGAGGCATGGGCGGCTCGAAAGCCTTCGATGTACCCAGCAACCTAGTCACCCTCTGTTCGAGCCTCAACGGCCAGCTGGAGGCCGATGAGAGGTACTACAGGCTCGGAGTCGAGTACGGATGGAAGGTCAGCAAGTGGGCTGACTGGCGGTCGATACCTGTTTTCGACGCCATGACCGGCACCTGGTATTTGCTAAATGACGATTGGACTCGTAAGGTAGTTTCCGAAAGGAATCTATGAGCATTATCCGCAAGCACCTCGATGTTGTAGACAACTACACCATCGTTCCAAATGATTGGGCACGAGACGAGTCCCTAAGCTTTCAAGCTATCGGCCTACTAACCCAGCTGCTCTCACACCGTGACGGCTGGGAAGTATCCGTGAGGTCTTTAGCCGGCAAACATCGAGCCGGCCGAGACGCCATCAGAAGCATGGTCGCCGAGCTGGAGACAGCCGGCTACTTGAAGCGAGTCCAGAACCGTCACGAGGCCACGCAACGCTTCTCAGAGACCATCTGGGAGACGCAAGACCCGAGGTCGGGTGAGCCGCTTACGGGTAAGCCGTCTACGGCTCAGCCGGCTCCGGCTCATCCAGCCACTAAGAAGACTATCTATCAAGAAGACCAAGAACAAGAAAACCAATCACATCCCCAAGCAGAGCTTGAGGGAGCGTTCATCGAGTTCTGGTCTTTGTATCCTCGCAAGGTCGAGAAGCTAGCAGCACGTAAAGCGTTCGGCAAGGCAGTAGCGGCTGTTGGGGTGGATGAGGTCCTGGCCGGCGTGAAGAGGCTGGCAGCTGACCGCAACCTCCCACCGAAGCAGTACATCCCGTATCCAGCGTCCTGGCTCAATGCCGGTGGCTGGGAGTCGGAGCCTTACCCGGAGCGTGAGCTATCGGCTGAGGAGAAAGCTGAACGGGCTCGGGCCGAGTATGAGCGTAAACGCTTGGCCGAGCGAGAGCACTCCCAGAGGTTACTTGCCGAGTCAGAAGAGGCAAGACGCAAAGCCACCCCACCACCTAAGTGCGAACACGGGAACACGATTACTCGCTGCCGTGAATGTCTTAGGTCGTCACTAAACTAAAACCAAAACCCTATCTAGGAGAGAATCACTATGGCAATCGGATACGTTACTGGCACTGTAGAGCGTGTAATGACTGGCGCTTACGGCGTCGGCTTGGCGCTCGTGGAGACTTACACCGGCAAGGATGGCGAGCCTCGCAACACTCGCTACACCGCATGGTTCGACACCGACCCTGGCACCGCTATCGGTGACACCATCACCGTGTCGGGCTTCTTGTCGGCAAAGGTGGACACTTGGACTGGCTCGGACGGCCAGGAGCGCACCACCGCAAAGATTTCCCTAAACAAGGCCAAGCTGAGCAGCAACACCCCACGTGCAGAGGCCGCACCGGTACTCGCCGACGAGGACCTGCCGTTCTAATGCTTGGCGCTTTCTACGCCTACGCTTCGGCGCTGCTCGTGTTCGGCCTCGTGTCGGAGGCTCACAGCCCGTTCCTCATCTGGGCTGGCGGCATTTACGCCGCATGGCTTGTGCTCGCAGGTTCGATAGTTGGGTACCGTGCAGCCAGGCAGGACTAACCCCCTCGAGTTTTTCGCTGAGGGTGTACCTAAGCCGCAAGGCTCGAAGAGGTATGTAGGCAACGGCAGGTTCGTCGAGGCTTCCGATGTGAAGCCTTGGCGAGCCGCCATCGCCAACGCCGTGTTCACCGAGTGGATGAGGTCAGGCGACGCCGAGCCTTTTACCGGCCCGGTACGAGTCCACGCAACGTTTTACATGCCTCGCCCTAAAACCGTGAAGCGTCTGTTCCCTACCGTGGCCCCCGACCTGGACAAGCTTCAGCGAGCCCTAGGTGACGCCTTGTCGGTGGATTGCCAGGCGCTCGTAGACGATGCGCAGATTGTGGAGTGGTGCAGCTTCAAAGCTTACGTGGAGCCAGGCGGCTCAACCGGTGTAAAAGTAAAAGTAACGAATCTG